AACCTGGATTTAATATTCTAACATCATCTACTCTATTAATTGTTGTAGAGTCTGGTAATAATGTTCCGTTAATTCCTTGAGTTGATGCAATACTAACAAATGATGGAAGACTATCATAACCTACTCCACCAAAATCAATACTTACTTTGTCTATCGCACCTTTAGCTCTTGGTGATTTTGTGGAATATTTTAAAACACTAGTTTCAGTTGAAGCATATGATAGTTTTTCTGGTACCTCTGGAAGAGCAATACTAAAACTTGTATATGATGCACCAACAACAGGTGGAACATTAAATATTGGATATTGACCACTATAACTACTATTTAAATAGTGTATTTTATTGTAATTTGATACATCTGTGTCGGATGTGCTTATAAATCCTGATTTTTTAATATTGTAGAATAAATTTGTAGGATTACCATCAGAATAACTAAGTGTTACTGTTGCAGTTGATGTAACACCAACTGTTCCTACACCAGTTACTTGTAAGTTGGTTGTATTACCAACAGATACAAATTCATTTTTATAATCCTTGTCATAGTAAATATTAAACTCATATCCAGATAATGAGGTATGTCCAAGTCCAAATACTAAATTATTATCTCTTAGAACTGATATTGGTGGATTAATTAATGAAAACTCATGATTACTTCCTGTTGCACCACCTGTTGAACTTAACTCAATAATGCTTGCAGGATTACTTGTTACATCAGAATATGTTTCACCTAATTTAAAGTTATTATCATCTAACTTGTAGACATAATATGAATCTTGATTTGTCAAACCCTCTGTTACAGAAGTTGAAATATACTGAACTTTATCACCTGTTTTTAAATTATGAGATGTAAAGTTAAAGTTGTTAGTGGCAGTTGTCACACCACTAGATGGAACTGTTATTGGATTAACTAAAAGATTATGAGTATTTGAATCAAATTTAAGATCAATTGCTGTAGATGTTCCTATACCTACAGACTGATTTGGATTTACTGTTAAGTCAATTATATCAGTGTCAACTAAATTATGAGCGGTTGATACAGATACAACAGCATTAATTCTTTGTAATTTACCAGTTACTTGAGTTGGATTTGATTCAAGTAAATATTCAAAACTACTTGAACCGACTGTTGTATCACCTACAAATGCAAGACCTATTGAACTTGTAGTTAATCCAACTTGAGTTACTATACCAATATAATCATTAGATTTCTTAATTATAAAAATATCTTCAGTATTTCCACTATTAGGTAATGTAAATGTACTTACACCATCATCTTTTGATACTGTTAATCCATAACCAGCAGCAGGTTTTGTGAGTGTTACTCTTTGATTAGTTTTAAATGGATGATTTGGTAAAAATATACTATGGGTTGGTGTTGAAACTACATTTACTAAATCACCTAAAGTTGATGTTGCAGTTGATCCTAAACCAACTACTGTTCCAACACCAACTGATTCATGTGGATTAAAATATACCTGATCTTTTATACTTGAATCAAATACATTAGTTCTAAGAGGAATATTAAAGAAATTAGGTATAAGAGAAACTTGTGTAGATACTGTATGAACACCTGCAACTGCACCTCTCTTAACTCTCAAAATATTATTTTGATTAAACGTATTAAGTACTAATAATTTTTCTGTACCTATACCAATACTACTTCCAACAGAAATATGTTCTGGTATTGTTGTAACGTAAATATCAGTTACAACTCCAGTTGTTGCTGAATTTGGAATTTCCTGATAAACAATAGTATGTGCTGTATTAATACCAAGCACATGTGAACCAGTCAATCCTTTTATTGATGTGGTGCTAAGACCAGATATAACAACATTATCACCACCATTTAAATCTGGTGCAGTAGAAATATATGCTGCTACATGAGTTGGATCTCTCCAAACAAAAACAGCATCTTCAAAGGTATCAACTGTTGTTTCAATTGAAGTAATTTCTTTACCAGATACACTATTAATAGAAACACTTAATCCACCACCATTTGTATCTGTATTATCAAATACTGCAGAATCTCCAACTTCATAATTATCACCAACATTAATAATTTCAATTGAATTTATTGACCCAGAAGTAGTTGATTCAACAATTGAAGATTGAGATGTGATTTCATTTGATTCAATAATAAAATCATTATCTGCGTATTGATCAGACACTTTATATGGATAACTATTACGAATTAAATCTGAATTATTAAAATCAAATGTTGTTTGATTAATATTAAAGTTTTCAGTTGAAGGATCTGTTCTGTAAGTATCACCAATAAAATAAGGAAATTCTGGTAATAATGAGAGAGTTGCAATTCCTACAAAGTATGCATAAGTTCCATTTGGGTATTCTGGTGTTCTTCCATACCTACCATTATGCTCATCTAAATCACCTGCATTTGTAAATCTATAATCTTCAACAAAGAAACCGTTACTAAATCCAGAGGGACGATCAACAACATTATTTGGATCTAAAATATATCCAGAATTTAATATTCTAACAGCAGAGTCATCATCAGTAGGATCACTATATCCATATGGTCCATAAATTGGATTACCATCGTATGCCCAACCAATAATTGGTGAGTGAGCATTACCAGTATCACCAAAAGTATCATTACCGATTTGAGTTGAATATCCAACAATTGAATATTCTAATTTATTATTAGTTTCTATTAATGCTTCGTTTCCATATCTTGCAAAAGTATTAACTTCTAATCCCTTTGTACTTACTTCTAATTTTGATCCAGTGCCTGGTGGAATAACTTTAATATTTATTTTATCTTGTTGATATTGGAGACCACCTTCTAATATAATAACATCTGTAATCTTACCATCTGTAACCACTGCTCTTAACTTAGCACCAAGTCCAGTTCCTATTCCAACGACCTCTAAATCGGGTGCAGAGGAGTATTCTCTACCCTTTGTTTGTATTTCTACATAACTTATTTTACCATCGGTTACAATCGGTTTTAACTCTGCTTCTTTACCTGTTTTTGTAGAAACTGTAATTGATTTTTCAAGATTTAAAATATTAGATCCATATCCAGATCCCTTTTCATATAACAAAACATCAGTTATAGATCCTCGAACAATAGGAGTTGCTGTAATAACTCCAACACTTGTATTAGCTAACTCATATTTTAAATTTAGTTTAATATCTGGATATTTAAATACTTGGAATCCTGTTCCTTGATCTGAAAATTTAATATAATCTTTTCTATCAAACTCTGATGTTATGGTTCCAGCAAGACCAGCATTTGTAAGTCTAAATGAACTGTCATTTACTTTTAATATTTGGTAAAAATTAGAAGTTGTAGTGATACCAGTTGATGTGCTTAAACCAGTAATTGTAGTTGGTAATGTTGATCCTATACCAACAGCAGTTGCATATACAACTTTATCTCCATTATTAAATCCATGATTATCAAAATGAATAGTATTAGTTATTGTATTGATTCCTGTTGGTTTAACAAAAACTTGTCTATTTTCATAATTACTTCCACCATCAATAACTCTTATGTCTTTTAATGTTTTTTCATTGTTAAATAATTTAAATTTATGAATACCTATTTTATTAGTCGTTGTAAATCCAACTGTATTAATACCTGCATTATAATCTGATAGAGTCTGAAATAATTTAACTGTGGTTGTATTTACAACTTCTGGATAATATGTTGCTGTATTAACAAGAGTTGTTGTTCCTACTCCAACTATAGATGTTCCTGCATCATTACCTACAGTTCCAATACCTAAAGGTGGATTATTATTACGATCATACACCAAAGGTTGACCACTTACAATATTATGTCGATCTTGAAATGTTATAGTTTCATCTACATTATCAACACCACCAGACTCTGATAATAGTCTAGCATCAAAAGTTATTTCTCTTTTTCTTTCAGATAATATTGGTTCAATTATAGCACCACTTCCATTACCACCTTCTATCGTTGCTGATATGACTTTTTTAATATCAAAATCTTGTGGATCAACTTGAACGTCGGTAATATTACCAGTGATAACAGGTCTGATTAATGCAGTGGTGCTGCCAGCACCTGGTCCTGATAGTGTTATAGAAGGAGGAGTTATAACATCATAATTTGAACCACCATTTAATATCTTTACATCTTCTAATGGACCAAAAAATATTTTATCGTCTGACTTATAGTTTCTTATTTCAACTCCATTAATTAACATACCAGTTGTACCTGGTGTTGTTTTTACAGAAGTTGAATTTTTAATACTTGGATCAAGTGGGAATTTTTTAAGTAATTTTTGTGCAGCAATTTGTTGATCAACAGTTCCTACTAAAGAAAAAGTATGAGTTCCAGATCCTGAAGGTAGAGATTCAAATTCCTCATAGTCTGCTATTGGAATAAATGATCTTGATAGATATAATCTTATTTGGTTTGCATTTGATAATACCTCAACAAAATAATTACCTTCTGGTAAACCTGGTAAAGTTGTTCCTTGAGATGTATAAAATATTTCGTCCCCTGTAATAAAAGGAACTGGACTTGGAAATGATAGAATATTATATTTTAAAGTATTAGCATTATATCCAGAATTTGGTAGTTCATTTCCAGCAACAGCTTCTGGTAAAATTGATTTTGGTAATGCTGCAGTTATTTGATAAGATGGTAATGAGTTAGATGCTACATAAAAATCTATATCAGAATCATTATAAACATTAGTAATATCAGAAGTTAAAATATTTTGACCAAAATCAATCTCAGCAGAAGTAGTTGAAGCACGATTGATAACTCTTCTTAAATCATAATCACGATTTGGATCAGGTAATAATGTAATATTTGGTTGATTAGTTAAATTGTTTATAGAAATTGTTCCTGTTGACTTATCAATATTAGCAACTGTACCAGTAGCAACTTTAAATTCTTCATTTCTGAATAATATTTCGATATTATCTCCAACTTTTAAACTTGATTTATCAATATCTCTTGTAAATAAGATAACATTAGATCCAGATATATTTTCAATTAAAAATCGAGAAGATGTGTTATAAATCCAAGAATTTGCAAATATTTGTTTTCTTGTTTTATTTGATAATGGGTTAAGTATTTTTTCACCAACATTCCTTACACTTATTTTTTCACCTTCTGTTAAAAGTCGAATATCAGATGTTGGAACAAATTTAGATAATACACCAGTTAATCTTAATTCAACTTTTTTAGTTAAATCTCCTCCTTCATACCCATAGTAAAATTCATCTGATCTAACATCATCAGTTGTAGATATTATTCCAACTATATTTTCACATTCAAAGAATTGATTAACAGATTTACTATTATAATAGATGTTTGTACTCATTCCAGATACTAATGTACCTGTAGCACCAAAACCAACAGTCGAATCAACTGTTATAACAGATGAACCTATTGCAACATCACCTATTACCTTTGTTTTACCAGGAATATTAAATGTTCCTTCAATTAAATCAACTTCATTGAATCCAACAAATAAACCAATCTTATAATATACTTTTCCCTTTCTTGTAATTGGTTCAACTTCTGATATAGAAGCTCTAGTAGCACTATCAGTTGATTTTACAATTGTTTGACCAACTAAATTTGCTGGATTTCCTGAAATAGTTTCTGCTAAAACAATTTCTCTTCTAATGTACTCAGCTGAAGATGGTTTAATTAAATAATTCTCTAAATCAACAATTGTAGGTGTTTCATTATATAAAACGTTGAATAATATTCTAAATGACTCTTCTGTACCTTTTGATTGATATAATGATTTTGAATTTTTAATAAAATTACTTACATCTAGATTATTAACAAAATTTACGTTTTCTAAACCAGGTGTGAGTAGTTTTTTTGTCTTTTTATAGAATTCTTTTAAAAATAGAGCACTTAAATTAACAACAGTTGCATCATTATCATGATTAATTGCAGATGAATCAGTAAATACTAATTCAGATGGAGAATTTTCTGCATGATAAGTTGTAATACCACTAAAACCACGAATACAACCTGTAAAACTATTAGTTGTAATTCCAGTGTATGTTACAACTTCATTTTCAATCTTAAAAAGACCATATTCTTTCGGAAAACCCTTGGTACTACTAACATTTACAACAGTAGCAGTTGTTGTTATACCACTAGTTAACTTAGTTTCACCAACAACAACTTCAGGTGTTAAATTATCTAATTTTATGTACTGATCTAAATTATCAGTTAGGTCAATGGGACCTCCCTGATATTCCTGAGAAATATAATATTGTTTTAAAAAATCTACAGACTTTGGACTTTCAGATAATAAAAACTCTGGTATCTGGTTTTCAATTATCTGTTGGACTTTGACTCTTTTATCAATTCCAGTGGTTATCATATTATCCTCTTACCAACACTCCATTTGCATAACTTGATGTAACCTTATAACCGACACCTGATATCTGCTCACCAGAAGTAATTGTGTCTTTAACCATATTTATAGAGCTATCACCAACAGCAAAACTTAAATACAAATCTTTTAATCCAATAATATCATTTGATTCGGGGAATGCTTGTATTTCAATAATATTATTTGTTCTTTGTGTTGAAGTTATGTTTATAGTTGATATAATAACTTCACCATGATCATAATCAACAATTCCAGCAGAAGCAACAACTAATTGATTTTGAGATAATTCAGTATCTCCTTTAACAACTGCTAAAACACCTTTTCCACTTCCATCTAAAGTACCATCACTGTTTTTATTTGGTATATCTGTAAAATATACCATATCAGTTTGTCCTTGAATTGTAAATCCAGTGCTTTTTATGTTTTTACCTTCTGGATTAATATGGAATCTATTTCCATAACATAATTCATATTGAGCAAATTGATTTGTTAATGCTTTAAGATTTCTTCTAACTATAACTCTTGTAATGTT